TTTCAACCAGGAGATTGGAATCAAATTACCGATGTATTTAACGGTGTGTTAACGGCTAATTCATATAAGAAAGCCGACACTTATACAAAAACTGAGGTTAATGCAGGATTCTACACTAAAGCAGAAGTAGACGCAAAGATTGCAGCAGCGATCGCTAACTACTTGCCGCTTGCTGGTGGCACATTGACAGGCAACTTGCGTGTGGATGGTACTATCAGTGCTGGTGGTGATATTACAGCGTTCCAATAAAATAAATAGAAAATTGCTCAGGATAGAGCGAGAATAGAGGCTGTTCGCTTGGATATGCCTCTAGATTTACATGGGAGACACCAGGATTACCCTGGTGCTCTCATTTTCTTTTGTGAATAGTAACTATACTACTTCATACCTATGTCTTTTCTAGACAACCTGGCTGAGTCCTTCAGTCGGAGTTTCACTTACTTCCGTATACTCTTCTTTTGACCCATCGCTGTATGATACTGTGCAGGTGTTTCCTCTAATCTTTACTACACACGTTCCTTTGTGATACGAGGGGAATTGCTCACTAATATCTTTTAGTTGGCCTTGAGCCTTCAACATATGATAGATTACTTTTGCTTCATTTAAAGCTATCTCTGCTTCTAGTAGCCTTACAAAACTCTCATCTAATACTCGTTTCATAGTGACTCCTATCTAAAGGCAAAGGTATAAGAAGTGCTACTTCCATCAGAATCAGTGTTAGCTGCTCTTTCAAAAGTTGCTCCTAAGTTACTCATAGTGATCGATGTGCCGGTATCTCCTGTGCCATATCTTACAGGATTCATAAAGATAGTTACAGTATTATCACCATTCCATCTAGCTCCCATAATCCAACCATTTTCTCCGTAGCTAATTAGACCTTGGCCTTGATACCATACTCCACCAATCTTAATTAGATTCTCTCGGTAACCATAATAGATTTGATTAGGCACTGCTAGAGTCATTTGCGCTACTTCTTGCCATGTGCTCATATCACTATTGGCATTCGCTAATCTAAGTTGATTAGGGTCTGCACTGCCATGGTGGACGTTTGACCAGTAACCTAATGTTGCGATTACTTTATTGTCAATGATATCTATGGCCCAACCAGTATCGGCTTGCCAATGCATCCAACCAGTGCTTTGCGCTGTAATGGATTTCTTAATCGTTGCTCCAATAAAATCGCTAAACGCTATTGGTCCTGATGTAGGAATTCCATTAGGATCGATAGGTTGAGGTCCTACGATTGTCCCACCTTTGTAATACTCTGATAATGATGTGGGATTAGACCCACCAAACTCTCCTTGAATTGAAGTGTTTAGTGCGACATTATTATTTGCAATCGCCATAACAAACCTTTCACTTTAATCTACCATCTATCATCAACCCAAAGTCTCTATCGAAATAAATACCTTTTACTGGGTCAATGCCGTGCTCACTAATAATGTAACATGGGACTTCAATCTTAGTTTTCGACATCATGCCGCTGTCTTGATGTGCGATACTTCTTTCTCTCCACATGTTTAGTATTTCATATCCTAAATCGTATGCGTCTTTCATACTAAAGCCCATCCTAACATAAATGCCAAATAGAAAATCTTTAATAGAATACCTACAACAAAGAGAGCAAACAAACCACCTAGAAATCCTAAGCCTGCTTTTATAATTGCGCTGATGTCATACATTACTTTTCCTCTCTTCCGCTCGTGTCGGTATCTTTAGTCCAATACTCATCTAAACTATCTACTAAATCTTGCGCTCGCTTATCTTCTAAAGCCTTTCGCATGATGGCATTAAATCCTGCGTTTAGTAGAAATGTTTTACCTTCTTCTGTCATATCAATGGTGACTACTGCACCACCGCCTTCAAGCTCTTCGATATGTGTAATCTCAATCATTAGACCTCCGTATATTTTAATTCAAACTCTTTAGCTCTTTGCTCATACTTGTGGTAACCACGTGGATTGCAAAGCACTTTACAACCACCAATATTATAATCAAACGAATTGTGAGTGTGGCCGTGAATCCAAACCTTAATGTTAGGTCTGCTTTCGATAAACTCGTCTAAGTTGTTATGGTAAGCCGCATTCATCATCGTATCGTGTGCATACATAGGATGGCAAGACTTCTGACTTGGTGTGTGGTGAGATACCACTACCACTTTATCTTCTACATTCTCTGTCACGATGTCAAAGAAGTCCAAGCATTTCTTGTGCTCTTCAATAGAGTGCTCTGGTGAAAACGTAGCTGGCTCTGTCTTGACTTTAGTGCCACACTGAATGTAGTAACCTTTCTCATCCAATACAAACTTACCATCTTCATCTTTCTGATATAACGGCACAGTGCGCGCCACCATATGATTACTGTTAGCGATGTTTATAAAGTCATTCATACGACGTGAGATGTAATGCATAGCTTCTGAGTCTGAGCCGTTTACGTCTGTCCAAAGCGTGCCACCAACAAACATAACATCGTCGATTAGTTTGCAATCTTTATCAAGCAAGTAAATGTTTGGAAACACCTTAAGGTTTTCTTTTAGATGCTCAACAGTCTCTTTAAAATCAAAGCTGTAGTGCTCATGATTACCTACTACATAGACTACATGCTTAAACTGCTCGCTTACTCTCTTAAAGAAATCATAAAAGCGACCATTATAATTCTTATCTTGAGTCATCTTATAACGAGTCTTATGGAAGCTTACTTCTCTTGCGACAACAATATCGCCTGCTAATACTAATACATCTGCGCCTTCAGTATTCTCTAAATGAAGGTCACCAAATTCTAAATGCAGATCACTGCAATATGCTACTTTCATAATGTTTCTCCTATTATTGTTTAATTCCTAATGTTTCTGGTGTATGGTCTAATCTATTACCTTTATCGTCCGAATAAAATGTAGAGTCAGTATCATCGATAATTACTTGCAAATCAGAATGTAATAAATCGTAGTCTATAAAGTAATTGTTTTCTTTATATACTCTAAATACCCACTTATCAACATCTACTCTCAGTAGAATTCCTTTAGTACCATCTGCAGGTTCTCTCATTCTTTCCACCATCTAATCTTTGGGTTTGCTCTTTCGTATAACTCTACAAGATCGTCTAACTTCCACATAAAGTCGGTTTCAAACGTGCTAAGCCAATTAGAAAACCTTACCCAATCTTCGTTAAGCATCGGATCGAGACTAATCTCATTTCCATACTTACCTAAGTCTGTGCCTCTACAATCTATGCGACCTGCTGCGTATGACCACAATTCTAGATTGCGATTATCATACCACTGTTTGCTTATAGGTCCCATCCAGTTTGTGCTGTATCTTACTGTCATAATATTCTCCTATAAATTTATAAGTACCCTAGTCTACGTTTAAGGACGTCAATACGCGTCTCTCCTATGGTGGCCGTTTACATTCTGATCATCACTCAGAATAACCTCATTTAGGAGGCGGTTAGAATAGGATGGTGTGCCCTTTACTAGGTAGGGTTGATAGTCTTTGTCGCGTACTTATAAATGCCCTACTTCTGGAATGGTGTAGGGCAACCATTTAACTGTTTAGAATCTTTGCTACTGCTGCAATAATCGCAGCGATTCTACCAATGTCGCGCAACTGCTCGACTGGTACGCCTTCTGCTTTCAAAGTATCGTAATGAGACTTCACACAGAAGTGGCACTTACCAACGATAGAAGCTGCTAATGCGTATGCTTCAAAGTTTAGTTTAGATGTGCCGCCATGTGTAGCAATAGCATTCATTCTTAATTGTGGAGGTAGACCACTTAGATTAGTATCATCTGCCATTTCGACGTATGGATACCAAGTGTTGGTCATAGCCATTAAAGAAGAAGCAGTTAGTGCTGCGTCTCTTTCAACGGTATCTTCCAAACTTGACTGAATAAATGCGACGAGCTTGCCGTTACCTGTTGCCATTGCTGCGGATAAAGCGCAAGCGTTAGCAACATTAACATCCAAGGAGCTACGATTAATGACACTATCAAGATTGAGTTTAGTATCTTTAGCATAGTCTGGTAAGACCTCCTTGATTTGGGCTACCCAACTCATAGAGTTTCTCCACCAACAGTACGATTACATGCACATAATTCGCCAGTCTGCAACGCGTCAAGCACGCGTAGAGTTTCTTCAGGTGAACGACCTACATTAAGGTTATTCACTGTAATATGTTGAATTACATTATCTGGATCGACAATAAATGTGGCACGTAATGCGGCACCTGCTGGATTAAAGAATACTCCAAGCTGGTCGATTAGAGACTTATCCCATTCACGCTGAGTATCAGCAAATTGAATGTGTTTAATCTTTCTCAAATCGTCGTGTGATTTCTGCCATGCAACTTTACAGAATTCGTTATCAGTGCTACCAGTTAGCAATACTGCGTCACGATCTTCAAAGTCTTGGAATAGTTTATCATACGCTACGATCTCAGTAGGACATACAAAAGTAAAGTCCTTTGGATAGTAAACAATTACTTTCCATTTTCCTGGAAATGATTCTTCTGTAATCTCAAAGAATGCATCTTCTGGCTGGCCAGGTTTTACGCCAGTAACTACGAATTGGTCTAAAGTATCTCCAACTGTTTTCATTTTATTTCCTCTTAGTTTATAGTTAAAATTTTTAAGTTTATAGTTTACCTATCTGCTTGCCACTTACCTAATGGGCATTTAGCAGATGGTATTCGAGTTTTTGCAGGCATAAAACATCCACACTCTTTGCACATCTTTACGACGGCATTAAAGCGTGGGCATCTATTGCAAATCATCATTCTAGATTGCGACATAATAGCGTTCATACTTACTCATCTAGTAAATCAAATAGATAATCACTCTCCAGCATAAAGTTTTCCATCAATACTTCTGACGGATCTTCTCCTTCGTGGACTTGACGCCGAGCCGATCGTAGTTCTTCAATCGCTTCGTGTTTAGTAAAGCCATCTCGTTCCATCAATACTGCGACTATCTGATTCATGGTTATTCTCCTAAAGCGGTGAATTCCTTTGCAAACGTTTCATCTATCTTTGGATAAACTTCTCGTAGTTTTGCAAAGACTGTTTCGTACTTCTTAAGTGTATCTTCTAAGCGCTCATTACGAGCTCTCATACAGCGTGCTTCTACTTCTAGAGTTGCAATGTCGTCCTCTAGTGAGGCAATCTGTGAATACACGTCATGTTTATCACAAGACATATTACTCCTAAATAATGTTTAAAATCCAATTCTCAGCGGTGTCTTCGGCATAGCATTGGCTTTTGCCTTGCAATGCTCGACACTCTTTTACTTCTCCATTTTCGAATAGGTCTACAATGAATACGCCATCACAATCTTGTTTAATGATTGCTGAGCGCCCTGCTGAGATGTAAGTAGAGATTTCTCTCATGCCACCTCCATACCTAATTGAGCTGTTACTTGCTTTAATACTTTCTGAAACTTAGGACCGTGTTGGTCTTCGTCTTCATAATTATTTAACATAACGTGAATTAATTCATGAGCAATTGTGCCAATAAGTTTTTTCAACGAATTGTTTCGATCAATATCAATTTGAATTGTCCATTCTTTTGTATCTGACTCCCAAGACCAAGCCCAAGCTCCATGATCAGCTCCTTGAATTAACTCAAAATGGATTTGAGCAAGATCAGGTGCTGCTTTAAAAACGGGTAAAGCTTTTAATACGTTTAGAATATCATCACACATATGAGTGCTAATACTTCCTGAAAATTTCGATGTCATATTAGTCCCATAGATTTCTGTAATATTTTCCAAACAACTCTAAGCCTTCTTGAATCTTAGCGTCATGTTTTTGAAGTGCTTTATAGTCTAACTTACGCTTACTTTTACCAAGCTGCAAGATATCAAGGTCTTTATCGTCTTCACCACTCCAAAACTTATCTTCACAAGTATCATCAAGCAGTTGCTCAAACGACCAAATCATTTTATCTAGAGTTTTATTCCACTCTCGCTCAGCTTTGCCGAACGTTATTTCTTTGCCAGTCCTTGGATCTATATGATGCGCAAAAGCCATTGGCACTCCGTGCTTTGTTGCTTTCAACTGCTTAAGCATAGGCAAGATTATGAGTGCTAAAGTATTGTCCATAGACCATGTATCATACTTATCGATCTTTACGTAAGTAATTCTAGGACGAACTTTATCTAACACCCATTGAATAGAGATGCTTAGCCATGTAAGTTTGTCTGCAACTTTATCAACCCACTCAGGTGCTGCAACCCAATCTGTATCTTTTACAATACCATTACTGCGGCCACATTTAGACCATTTAGTCCAAAAGAAAACGTACTCAATCATAGTGTATGGGCTTATCCAATTGTATCGGTACCCACTAATATATACCTTCATTCTACTTTCTCCACGTTTATCCCAGCATCAATAAGTAACTGCAAGCCACTCCTATCGCGATAAGCATCCCGGTAGTAGAAATTGCGTATTCCAACACTGCAAATGGCAAGAGCACAAGGTACACAGGGACTAAGATTACAATACATACTGCTGTCACTAATCTCGATGCCCACTTTGCCAGCAGCAAAGATAGCGTTAACCTCTGAATGTATGACGGTTGCTTTAGTATTTCCATTTTCATCCTCACATTCGTTGCTGAATCCTGGCGGAGTGCCATTATATCCACAACTAATAATCCTATCATTCTTTACTATTACTGATCCAACTTTATACCGTTTAGCTTTACTTTCTTGAGCGATGGTATCAGCGATCCTCATAAAGGTCTTTTTGTTAATCATGGTTTGCCTGCCAAAACACTTGTAAGATCTAAAAGTAAATCTTCAGCAGCCGTATCACCAATCAAAGTTCTTCTTTCTAAGAATGGCATAATTTCATCCACTACAAAATTGCCTAAAGCAATGTTCTCAGCTGCAAGAGTATTATACATATCGTCTTGCACAGCGAATTCTTTCTCAAAGAGAAATTTCATCTTGTCTTTACAACAACCGTCAGTACAATCGAGTCGTTTAAAATTTGTTGCCATACTTTCTCCAATCTGTTTATAAAGAAATACAATTGAGACCACTCATCGAATGGCCTCTCAGTATTACTTCACAGAGCTTTTACGCTGTTTAGTTACACGTTTTTCTGTCTCTGCTCCCAATACAGTTGCAGATTTAGGTAATTCTACTCCCAAATCTTTCAACACTGATGGTAGTAAGTCTTTGTTTGTAGTGATTGTGGTTACTACATTAGGACCTTTAAACGTAACAGTTACGCTATCCTTAGTGTCTTCTACTTTAGGCACCATTGATTGAGCTTCTTTAACTTGCTTTAAGAACCAGTTATCGAACTCAGCTACGCGCTTGTCGAATTCTAATTTAAAGTTTTCATCTTGCATTTTAAAAATGTTAAACATTGTAATACTCCTATTGTTTGGTCTGTATGGCGAAATGCCATTAGCCATGTTTGTAGATTGTTGGTGCTTTCTTAAGACTGTATACTACGATGTCGCCACCAGAATATAAGTCTACTTGTGTGGCAGCCCATGCAGCGTCTTCAACATCCGCACCATATGTTGCAGCACCCATAGCAGCCGCTTGGCCACTACCGATAGCATCGATTTTACTTAACTTCCAAAACTCTAACTCTTTATCAGAGACAAATAGACCTTCTGAAGTAAGTAACATGAAGTCCGCATCGAATTCTGAAGTAATTTCTGGTTTATCCTTATCTTTCTTGCCTGAATTAAACCATTCAACTACTTTATGAATTGAGCGAAAGTCACCTGCTCCTCCTAACCAACCGTCAGGTACTTGAGGATGTTGAATCCTAAATACCTTTTGATTGCCATAAGATTTTGTATCACTATCCTCGTCAGATACTTGAGAATCAGATACAAGAAGCATTCTTTCTGGATCACCAATAATGATTGTCATATCACACCTCTTCCTTGTGAGTAATCACCCACATCCAATAATGTAATGGACGGAAGTCATACGTCTTCTTGAACATGGAATCTTTAAATTTATGACCGTGATCTTCAAAGCGTTGCTTAACGTTTGTCTCTGCGGCTGTTACATACTTCCATTGTGGATTGTTAATATCCGGTGCGACTGTGTGTTTCATAAGAACTCCTTAAGTTTATCAAATTTTTGTTTCTGTGTTGTTACTTTTCTAGCCCATGTCTGTGATCCACCTGAATAACATTTAGCAGCTTGGTTAAATGTCTTTGAGCGTGCTTCACACTCTTGCCAAATATCCAAGCCAACTTCAATGTTTGTCTGTGGGTCATAATGCAGTTGATGGCTAGGGAAACGCTTATTATGCAAAGGTGTCATGACTTGCATTAGACCTTTAGCGCCACTAATGTTTCTTGCTTTAGGATTGAAACTTGATTCAACACTAATAATTGCAAGCACCAACGATGGTTCTACGTTTCTACTTTCAGAGATATCGAGAACGATGTCAACGATAGTTTTTGCATTACTTATTTTGTAAGTTTCTGCAACGTACTCAGTGAGGCGATCTTTCCATGAACGCTCTATTTCTTGAGCCGTAGCGGTTCCAGCAGAAGTTGCCATCGCCGCCAAGGTTAATAAGATAGTTAGTGATTTAAAGACTCGCATCAATATCTCCTATTGTTGTTTCTCTTTATACTTAGCCAACTCAATCTTGCACTGCTGTGCGAAGGTAGAATTGCGAGAGGTGAACAACATACGGTTTAAAGCGGCTCTGAGTTTAATATCAGTTTCAGCTTTTAATACTGCTTCGGTTAGTAATGGCATCAAGTATCGGTCAAACTCATCTAGCGTTGCTACTGCATCTGCTAAACTAATTACCAATGCTTTACGTGCCGCTTCGACTACCTCTGGTGGTAGTGCTTCTCTTTCTTGTGTCATATAATATTCCTTGTAAATTTGTGAATGCTGAGTCTACGAGCAATGTGCATTAGATATGCATTTGAATTCCCAGGTAAAATCGCTTGGAATTGCCTGGTTGATCCCATACTCAAAACTAATAAGCTACTATTAGGAATGCTTTAAGGATGAACCAAGGCCCATCTAATCAACCTGGTTACGATTCTAGTGCAGCCTCGAGTTCACGGAGCTCTGTAGATTTGTCTAATGGATGGTTCGCATATAAAGCCTCTTTTTGGCCCAATGCAATAGCAGTTAATTGAGATACGTCCATATCCTCAAGATCCGATGCCTTAATAGAACTTAAAGCATTGTCTCTATAAAGAATGTTTAGCTCAACAGGATCGCCAATCAAAATAGATTGAGCGTCTGCTACTTGAAGATGTCTAAACCGCCACCAACCGGAGCCTGTATGCCAGTACCCTGGTAATAAGCTTGCCCATTGTTTGGCGAAAACTTTACACATTTCTTCGTCCGTTAAACGATCTTGACCATCTTTGCGTGAGCCATAGTAATTAATAGCCCATTTATTGATGTTCTGTTTCTTCAGCCATTTTGCTGTTTTGCCTTGCACTAAAGAAGCAAAGTTAAATACTTTCTCTTTATCATTAAATGCAATATGCTCAGTATTGTCTGGTAGCATATCATCGCCATAAGCGCCTGGTTTTCTATTCAAATGATATGGATTTGGATTGTAACCAAATAACAAGTCTTTAGAATATTCTACAGGCAATAGCTTTGACACATCACCACCACTAAATACTGGGAAGAGCATTTTATGTTGCTTAGCTGATACAGCTGCTACGCCATCTCTAATATCTTGCTTATAGTTTTCCCAATCTGTTGGTAATAACTCATGGCTATCAACAACATATGGTCTAAATAAGCGAGCATCATCTGTTAAATCAGTAACACCTTTAAAGATGCTATCTGTTTGCCAGTCATCAATAGCTATAACGCAGTCTGGTCGTTTTGCAATAGCATATAAAGCATTGTAAACGAAACCTGCAAAGCCTGATGGAGAGTGGATATACACAATCACTTTATCATATTTGGATAAGTCTTCACCAAGTTGAACCGGCCTTTGTTCTACTTCATAACCCATATCTGGGAGAGCTGCTAAAATAGAATAATGCGTGGCAAGTTTAATTTGCTGTCTTTTCCAAAAGTTTGGAGTGCATTGTGATTTGTTCATACCCGTTAGTAACAACTTCGGTTTACTCATAATATTCCTTATGAAAATGGATTTGCTTTTTTAACTTTTTTCTTACTTGGTTCTTGCGGCTGTCGCTTTTCAGCTTCATCAGCTCTAGAAGTCATTAAGGAATTTTCATACCTTGCGTACCACTGAAGAGCATGTAACTGATCTGCTAACCACTCATACGAAACTGGAGATGGTATAAAAGGTGCTTTATAACCATGAACCTCCAGAAACGTCTTATTGTAAGATGAAAGAAGCTCAGCAACGCTTTGCTCAGTCATTAGGTGGCTCCCAAATCTTAATAGTGCCTTCATTGTAATGGTCAGTATCTAAAATCTTTACCATTATTGCATTACGAACTGCTTCTTCGTGTGGCACTTGATTGTCTTCATAGCATTTTAAAACTGTAGACCATTTAACACCATACTTGTCTAAATATTTGTTAGCCTTTGCAGGACCAATACCATGAATACCTGGAACGCCATCACATCCATCACCAGTCATGGTTTGCATGTAATGAAAGCGTTTAGCCATCAATGGAGTAATATCTAAAAGTAAATGTTTATGATTCTTTTTAACGTGCATCATTTTACCAGGAATTGTTTGCAAGTCTTTATCCATAGAGCAATGAATATATTCTCCAGGATATTTTGTTGCAAGAATTCCGAGCACGTCATCAGCTTCTAAATGCTCTATTGTTTTAGTTGGATAATGTGCTTCTACCCATTCTCTAAGTTCAGGTAAAAGAATTGGTCTATCGCCATCTGCTCGATTAGCTTTATACCCATCCCATACTTTCTTTCTGAAATTAGATGTTGAAGATAAACATAAGACAAAATCTTTTACACCGGTAAAGGATTGATACTCTTTAATAGTGGATTTAAAAGTGTTTTTGGCTTTAGTAATATCTGCATCAATGGATTTAACATCTCCCCAATCGAGAGTGTTTTGAGCTCCAAAAGAAGCTTGAAATAACAGAATGTCTGTGTCTATACATAGCTTCAATGGAGTTCCCTTCTCATACCATCAGTTTCACGCTCAAGTTGCTGAGCAATGTAGCGAAGAGTAGCGATTAAGTTAACGGTTTCTTCACGATGCTGTGGATCTAAGCCACTATCGTTTGGATTACGTCTATAATCGATATACTCTTCAAAGATTTGCTCTAATCGCTGAGCGACCGGAGCTACCTCTTGTCCATCAACATGCAATTCAACTACCAATTCACCTTGATCGATGAACGGCATTATGTGAATATGTCTAATTTCCATGGTTTCTCCTATTAGTGGCAATCAGCCCAATTGTTACCAATTTTGGCTTCTGCATCAACTCGACAACGCATTCCTAATCTTGCACCTGCTTCTTGAGCAGCCGCTTCCATTAGTTTTGCGAAATCTTTAGCAATGCCTTCTTTTGCAAACGCTTGGATTTCATCATGGATATGGGCAGCGAACCAATAGTCTTCATCGTACTTAAGACCTTTAGATGTCGCCATCTCACGCGCCACATTTAACCATTCTTTAGCAATTACTGCACCAGCACCTTGTAATAAAGTGTTTAATGCTGCAAATGATTTACGAACAGGAATTTGAGCTCCATGCATAAGCTTGATACTGCCTCTAGCTTCTGCAGCTTTCTTAACGTCATTAGTTAGTTTCTCAATCGCAGGAAAGTTTTCATAAAGCTTCTTACGAATTGCTTTACCTTCTTTTGAACCACCACCAACAATCTGTCCAAGCTTTGGATCACCAGCACCATAGATCATTGCATAGATCAAGGTTTTTGCGTTGTTTCGTGCTTTCTTCATTTCTTTATTAGTCTCGTCATAAACACCTGGAGCATGGAAACCCGCAGCAACTGCGTTAGCCCAGTGAATATCACCTTCTAAGATAAGATTTGTGTATGCACCATCATCATAAGCACCTAAGTAATGAGCAAAGCATCGAAGTTCGATAGCATTTAAGTCAGTACCAATTTGCTTATAACCTTTTGGAGCATAGAAGAAGCTACGGCAATCTTCACCGAAAGGTTTTCTCACAGACGGAACTTGAGCCATATTCGGTCCACTATGTGTGCAGCGTGTTGTTGCTGCACCAATAGTATTAATTCGACCATGCATACGCCCATCATTGCCAACTAATGTTAGCCAAGCTCCTTTGCCTTCTGCAATCATGCCAATTACCTTATCTAAAATAAAGTAACGTTTCAGTTCAGCTGCTTCAGGATAATCTAAATCTTCTAAAATATCCGCGTTAATCTCAGCTTTGCCTGATGGCGTAAATGCTTTAGGAGTCCAATTATATTTTTCTTTAAACCAATACGCAATATGATCGCGTGATGATGGGTTAAATTCAATAGTTTTTGGTTTTAATGGTTTACCTGTTTTTTCAGATAAGCGCTCAATAACTCTTACTGGGAATAATGACGTAAGTTCTTTACGAATATTCTCACGCTCAGCAGTTAGCTTAGCATAAAGAGATGAAGCTGCTTTAATGTCAAACGGGAAACCTGATTCTTCCATTGCAATTACATTATGCCAGAAATTATGCTCAATGGCTAATGCTTGTTCTGAAAGATTTAAAGATTTTAAATGTTTATATACAGTTGTATTTGTATCTACGTCTTGAACGCAATACGTTAACATTTCATCTGTAAACACCGCAAAGTCAACTGGCTTACTAGCCTTAAAGTTTCCTAAGCGTTGTCCAAAAGACTCTAAACTATAAGAGCCATAATTCTTTTTCTCAAGGCTTCTATATCGCCCAGTAACGTCTGTATTGTAGATATCTGGATTGCTAAGCTTTCCAGCCAACAATGTATCAAACACTTTCACTTTCTCATCTAACTTCCAAGAGAAAATCTTTTTTAAAGCAGGTAAGTCATATGAGACAATATTATGTCCAGCAACTTCTTCAGCTTTATTAAGTAAAGGTAGACCATCATTTACAATATCTTTATGACCAATGAATTTATAAACTTCACCGGTATCTACATCCTGTGCGACAAGACAGTGCACCCGTGTAATGGTGTCTAACAACCCGTCTGCCTCAATGTCAAAAACTAATTTCATTAATGCTCCTATTTATTCCACCAACGAATGGGGTGGAGATTTGTCTAAGACCGTATCACTACGGTTTCGTCCATTAAGGACTCATCAGTTAGACTGTAAAAGGTCTCTCAATAGTTAAATGAGAACCTGCGCCAACTGTAATGGTGGCTTCTTGTTGAGTGGTTGAAGTCTCAGTAGTAGTTGTCGAAGACTCGGTAGTAGTGCTTGTGTCATTATTACCATTGTTTCCGTTGTTACCGCCGTTGCCATTACCATTGTTGCCGTTATTACCGTTATCATCAGACTCATCTTTAATGTATTTGTCTAATGCTTGTAATTTGCTTTCGTATTCACTAATAACAAACAATTCTTTTTCAACCGAGTCCATGATATCTGTGTGTTCAGGAATAGTGATTGGATTAGCAAGAATTGCGTTAATGTTAGTGACATGTTTACGAATGTGAGCCTTGTAATGCTCTCGGCTTGACATAATGATTTGCGATTTAATGCTCATAGTATTTAACTCCTATTGGATGTTAAAACTACAGGAGGATTCGATTCAGTTTATCGATATAGTTTTTAAAATGTCTGAGACCGCGACTCTCCCGAGTGGCGGTTTCGCCTATTTAAGGCTCATCAGTCAGACTGATTATGCTAAACCCAACTCTCTGGCAATTGCCTTTCGAGCTGTTTTAGTAAGCTTTGCTGCTTCGTCTCTTGTTCCGAATGGCAGTGTATATCTACCTTTACGGATTCCATCTTTGTCTACAAACATCTGAGTAATCACTTCGTGACCTCTTTTGCGTAGAGCTGCGACTGTCGCTGAAACATTCTTAACACCATACTTAGCAATTTGCTCAGCAGTAGCGCCTTTTTTGTTTTCTTTGATGGACTTAATTACGAAATAAAGATTGTTGCTCATCTTAAAATTCTCCAAATGAAGTTGATTCTTGTGAAAAAGTTTCGGTAAGTCTACCAGTGTCTTTACTGAACACTAGATTGCCTCCGAATCCTGTATTACCGCTAAAGCGATTCTTAAGAACTCTAATTAATGTTTCATTAGGATTCTCGCCTTGTTGATTTCTCTCAAGGCCAATAACAATATCAGATAACTGAGCGATTGCATGAGAACCACGTAGTTGGGATAATGATGTGGCAGCTCCTTCTTCATGGCCTTTTCCATCTGGCCGTCGTAAATGGCTTACCAATAATAACCCACAACCTGTTTCTTCAACAAACGTTCTTAACATTGTCATTGCTTGATCGATTAAGCGTCTCTCATCTATGCCTTCAAGTCCTGAGACAAGAATAGATAAATGGTCTAACACCAACCAATCACACTCTAAACCTTTAACCATATAACGAAGTTTATTCATTAAGTGGTCTACTTCAGTTGAACCGAAGTGGTCATAGAGGAATACACGATTACTACCAAGAGTTTCATCAAATGCTTGGCGTAATTCTTCTTGTGAAATGCCTTCTCGGCTGATATGTAATGGTTTGTTTAAAGACAAGCCCATCAAACCTAAAGCGGTTCGACGTGCGCTTTCTTCAAGCATAACCATACCTACTCGCTCACCTTTGTTTAATAGGTGATAAGTGATTTCTCGCATAAACGCTGATTTACCGATACCACTACCAGCAGTAACAGTAACCAATTCACCACGACGTAATCCATTAGTTAGCTCATTTAGCTTTTGAAATGGATACTCTACAGTTTCAATGGCGTCATCAGTATTAACAGCATCCCATAGATCCGCACCAGCGATAATACCATCTGGTCTAAACGATTTAGCATCCCAAAAGCATTTCATTAGCTCTTCAGTGCGATTCGCCATCAACATTTCGTTGGCGTCTTTTAACGGTAACTCTGCAATACGAGCTTTACCTGGTCGTAGAATCTCTGCGCATCTTACTGCTGCTTCTCTACCGGCACCATCGCTGTCAAACATAATGACAACGTCTTTCCAACCATCAAGCCATTCAATATTATTACGGAATGTCTTAACAGCTCCTTGAGCACCTTGTGGTATTGAGACAACAGGATATTTATTACCCATGATTTGACTCATAGATAATGCATCGATCTCACCTTCAGTAATCGTTATCGATAGTTTGTCATTTGGTTTTGGAAATAGATTCTGTCCAAAGAATGGAAGGTCTTTACCATCACCAATAACACTGAAGTTTTTATTCTTATCTCTTGTTTTAGCGGCTACAATTACGCCATCTTTAACGTAAGGATAGAAATGAACCATCTTACCGTTTTGCTCACCTTTACGCACATTATATTTAGCGCACGTTGCTTCACTAATACCTCTAGCTGCTAACGCTTCTACTTGTGCAGAATGGAATGGTTCCATTGATGGTGAAATAGCATTCATAATTTTTACTTTGCCTCCGCCATCACTTCGTGTTGAAACTTGACAAGCGAAACAAAATGTAGAACCGTTTGAATAGACACCTTTAGCGTCTGATGATCCACAACTGTCGCATGCCTCATGGCGTAAAAACCTTGATTCTTCGTCGCTCATTCTACTCCTCTAGCCAGTCGTTGGGGATAGTTTTATCAGAGTATTTAAAGCCATTCTTTTCACACCAATCTCCATAAGAAGTTTTGGATGATTTAGATATTTTAGCTTTTGAATTACTGAAGACAAAACGTAAGTCTAACTCTGGATGTTGCTCTTTAACTAAAAGATGCTTCTGCCGATCAGCAGTTAAGAATCGGCCTTTAGTTTCGACGATAATCCCATTAGATAATACGAAATCAGGAGTGTAAATTGCTTTACGCTCTGGTTTAATATAACTAATCTTCATCTCTTCGAAAGTAAAAGGTATCCGAGCCTCAACTAACTGTTCGGCAACTCGTTCTTCAAGTCCTGAGCGAAATCCTAAGTATTGCCCAACTTGCTTAGAAGTCCGAGTCGGTCTTTTCGCCAATGCTTGGCTCCTTTACGTCTGCAGAACCATCATCCTCATACTCATAGCCTTCTTCAGCTCCAAATACGTTACCTTTACCGTATTCAACTAATTCAATAACTTGAACGTCGTTTAGATAAAGAGATACACCAACGTTAATACCGGTAGCATACGGATTAATAGCAGTCGCAATCTTAGCGATCGTGCCAGATGAGATCTGTGGAACGTTCTTGATTACCTTACCTTTGGCATCATAGACAGTTGGTTGACGTTTAGATTTAAACTTAAACGTAACTTCACCACTTTCTTCATTTACTTCAAATGGCATATTAGCTTTTGCAAGCTTTGCTTGGCCATATTCTTCAACAAATTGCGTTTTGCATAGTTCCATCAGCGGAGCAGCGTCTGCTGCAGGTACTACAATGCTGGTCTTGTACACACCTTCAGGGTTGTATCGAGTGTCTGGCTTAGCGATGTAAGGCCATGATAAAACACCTTTTGGTGTGACTGCATTTTTTAGTTTTGCCATAATATTCCTATAAAGTTAATAAAAGATGGCTTTTCGTTCCATCTATTAGTGTACCTAAGGCGAGAATTGTTTCACAATATGAAATCTCATCTCTGAAGGTATACTAGGTATTGCACAAGACGCCATCACGGCGTTTCGGCTATTTAAGCCTCTTCAGTTGTGCTTTCTGCAAGCTT